AAAATGCTCCCAGACTGGTGGCCTATTCATATTGTGGATAATTTCAAAACAGACCTAAATCGTGTCATAGTTACAAATGAAATTAATAATGTACCTTGGGCTACCTATAAAAATGATAAAGAGCAGGATAGGCAGATTGCTCAGCAGTTACTTGAACAAATACATTGGCTACATTCCAAAAAAATAGCCCATAGTGATTTGGAACTCAAAAATATCCTACTTACGAATGTTGGAAGTCCAGTCATTATTGATTTTGAAAAGTCTGTTCTTCGTGCTACAAAAGAGCAAATGAATGACGATTACCGAAAGTTATTAGAGGTTTTGAGTGAGCGCATAAATACACGATCAATCGGTATCATATTACGTCGGTTTGTTCAAAACGCTAATATCTACAAGGGCGAGAAAGCGAGCGGGAAAGCAAGCGGTAAAACAAGGAAACGCAAGGCAAAGCGCATTTCACAACGATAGGAAGTTCTTATGAATAGTTCACAGGCGTGTAGTTCGCAGGGCCAGCAGGGCGATAGGCTTCATCGATAGGATAGCCACCAGGACGCGGAGACTCGTCAAATGCACCGTCTTGGGGCATCAGACTACGGATAGCAGTAGTGGCGGCGACTCCATTAATCTCATCCACGCTACGCTCAGGAACAGGGTAGGCAATGGCAGGACCGGTCGCCGCTTCGGGCTCTTCCTGTGCGCCCACATTTGTAAAATATTCCTTTTCATTCTCATTCTCATTCTGCGAGCGCACGTTCTCAAACCACTCCTTTCCGTCCACGCCGACCGTTTCGACGCGGCCGAGGAAGCCGTCGCCGTAGCACACGCGGTAATGAATGTGCGCCTCAAGTTCGCCCTTCAATGGTACGGTATACGGTTGCGGCTTGCGCACCTTGAGCGTTGCCGTACCGTCGCTGTCCGCAATCACAACACCGGCGTTGCGAAAGGCGAGATAGGCGTGCTTGTAGTCCTGGACGGTTTGAAGGTCCTTGTTGGCGTGCTCGGCGGCCCAGTAGAGCACCTTTGCACCGGGTTTTGCAAGGATCTTGGCCTCAAAGTCCGCTCCCTCGGGAGTACGGGCCTCCACTAAAGAGCACGGCATTACAGTGGTGCCCAGAAACGGCAGATAGGTATCGCGATAGAACGCGAGCGCCAGCGCCGCTACGCCAACGGCAAGGAAAATACCGTTTGTGATGAGTCCCTTTCCAAAAAGATGCGAAATCAGATCTTTGCCAGCAAAAGCAACATAGCCCCAGTTGAGCCCGCCAATGACGAGTAATAAAATAGCGAGTGCCACTAATTTCTTCTGGAGATACGAGTTCATTTCTATAAGGTATAAATAAATACAAAAAATGAACATAAATAAAAATATCATTCAATAGCAATGATAATCTTTGCGTTCTTAGGCTACGCCGGCCACGGTAAAACAACCGCTGCCGCCTATATTTACGATTGTTGTATGCAAGAGGGTACGACGCGTTTTATAGCGTTTGGAGACGCCGTCAAGTATGAAGCATCGTTACGCTACGGATTCGACCGTATATTGTGTGATACGCAGGAAGGTAAAATCAAGTATGTGGATACCGAGTTGGGTTATAAAACAGTACGAGAGATTCTAGTTCTTCATAGTAAAACAAGGAAAACACTGGACGGCGAGGATTGCTGGGCTAAAAAGGTCATCCATAAGATTCAAGAAGCGGGCCCTGAATTTGCTGTTATCCATGATATGCGGTTCAAGGCCGAATATAATGCATTCAAAGAGGCGTTTCCACACGATACACTTGTTACAATACGTATCGTGAATCCGGCAGCCCCTATCTCGGATTGTCCCAGTGAGCACGATATGGACGATTTCAAGCCTATTCATACAATCCAGAATGATTCAACAATACCCATATTATATAGCCGGCTATCTCAAATATTTAGCACATATATCGGCTCATCGGTGTGAAAGTGCTTGTCTGTAACTTTATACTTTTGGAAGAGCGGTTTTTCAATCATATCGCGCGGAATCGCGCTATGCACATCCGTAGCAAGAGCACAGTACAAATCAAATTCAGGATAGCGTTCCTTTCCATCAGGCGTTTGAAGAATATTTTTGCCCGTGTCGTCTTGCAACCATTCCCACAATAGATTGTATACAGGACTCACTGTTTCTGTATAGAGTTTGGCGCCTTCTCGGCTCATAATTTTAATCGGCTTGACGGGGTCTGGGCGCTCAGGATACAGAGATTCCACTAGGCTTACGGCAAGGCGTGCGAGGTCAAAACTAGGATTCGGCTCTACCTTCTTTTCGTCAGGGTCATAAAATGGCCCGCAGTTGTATTGAGAGCCGGCATCGTTGCCTGGATAAAACGCGTCACTAATGAAAAAGCCGGCTGGCTCTGGCAGAGTATATGTGGCGCGACCGAAATCAATGATTTTCATAATACGGCCGTAGGTTGGGACTTTCATCACATACGACGTCTTCCCCTTTTGAACGTTGTAATACAAATGTGTCAGCCCCGTGCCGCTCCACATCACATTATTGGTATGCAAGTCATTATGAACGAATCCGTAATAATGCTGCGCGGTGCACAGCGCCGCGATAACCTGAAATAGCCACGCAGACCAGCGCTCTTCTTTCGTGCTCATCATTGTGGCATCTGTTTCATCTTCTTCCTCGAGTAGTTCATCCATGGTGCCATCGGCGCGTTCTAGCAGCGTTACTTGAACGGGGAAATCGTTAAACTCTACGAATTGCTGTATTTCACTTGTACTGCTACAATCGTCATCGTCGGTTGTATGTATACTTTCAGGAGAGAGACGTTTCATACGAAGATTGGGCATTCGGAGTTGCACCGGTGCATCCGCGCTTGCTGTAGGCTCCACTTCTTCTACGGCAGCGGCGCCACCTGGCGCCACTTCGTCGGTATCTATATTTATGAAATCATCGGCATCAATATCGGAAATACCGGTTGTTAAAAAATTAGCACGATTCTCTTCTACACTCGTTTCTCCCGTGTCGGGTTTCACTAGTTTAAATAAACCTACACGCTGATTACGCTTCCACCACGGCTCACTCTTCATACTTTCGTATTCGTCTGTAACATTGAATAAATAGCGGTCTACACGTGCAGCGAATGTGCCCGCACAACGTACCCAATGTGGGCTAACATTGGTCACAACCATACGGTCGGCACACAATGCAAATAGAGCGTCCACATAGGCTTCATTGAGTGGGTCATTAATCTTGGCAAGCGCCGTTTTCCACAATTCGGAAGGAGCAGGCAAAGCGCCATTACGGGGCCAGACATAAGAGCCTTCCATAGCACTCACAGGCTCTAGCAAATGGATTCGCTTTATAAATACCGGTAAGGATGAACCAGACAGGTCTAATACTCCGTGAAACCGTGATTCCGTATCTACAGTGAGCCCCCTAAGAAGTTCACCGGATAGACCGGTCCAGCAGGAGGTATGAAGAGATGTGCTACCGGCATACTCGGGCATTAACTTTTCAAGGGCGGACCAATAGGGCTGAACGGCGGAAAATTCGGGAAGACCCTTTTGAATTACCTCCGGTACTCCACAATTCTTAGTACGAACTGTAAGAGATTCAGGAAGATCCGTAACGGCGGGAGATGCAATGTGCTTTTTTTGGAGGGTTGGCTTGGCCGGTTTTTGCATTGCTGCTGCGCCCTTTCCTTTTCCTCTAGGTGGCATTTCTAGAGCAGCGCGCGGGCTTAAAATTGTTACAATTCCGCAATCTTATGTATCAAGATGGCAGCACCTCCAAGTAATTTAAGTAGCATCTTGCCAGGAGTGGCAGGAGGCGCGGGAACGGGCGCTCCAGGGGCTCCACGCCCCACCTTTAACCTGAAACTGAGCAAGTTTAACATGAATATGATACCCGATGATGCCGTTGTTGTTATGATTGGTCGCCGTGGTACGGGTAAATCGTGGCTGATTAAGGATTTAATGTGGTATAAACAACGCTTTCCTATTGGTACCGTGATTTCGGGAACGGAAGGTGCAAACGCCTTTTATTCCACCATCGTGCCAAGTCTGCTCATCCACGAAGAGTTCAGACCGGATATTGTAAACAATGTGTTGAAACGTCAAGATACGCTCACGAAACAAATACGGAAAGAGGAAACACTGGGTCGCAAATCACTGATTGATCGCCGTAGTTTTATCGTGATGGATGATTGTATGTACGATAACAAGTGGGTCAGTGATAAGGGCATTCGTTCATTATTTATGAACGGTCGTCACTACGGCCTGCTCTATATTCTTGCACTTCAGTACGTACTTGGTATTCCTCCTGTGTTACGTGGTCAGGTGGATTATGTTATCATTTTACGCGAGAATCAGGTCAGCAGCCGACGCAAGATTTACGAGCAGTTCGCCGGCATTTTCCCCACCTTTGAACTCTTCTGTCAGATTATGGACCAGTGTACCGAAAATTACGAATGCTTAGTGATTCACAATGGGTCTAAGACCAACAAGTTGGAGGATTGCGTATTTTGGTACAAGGCGGAGCCTCATCCGGATTTCAAGATTGGTAGCCGCGAGTTGTGGATTAAATCGGCGGATTACGAGCGGCAGAAGGAGTTGGCA